CCAGTAGCCCAAAAACGACCCACATTATTTATTAAATACTCGACTTCATCCTTAACGTCAAGAGGCATAAGATTGCGTATTCTAAGCCGTCCAAACTCCGCCTCGTGCCTAAAAACGAACATATCACGATTAAAATCAAAGCCGTTTAATTCCCACTTTGTAAAAACAAGAGTAGAGATATTTTTTTGCTCAATCTGTTTAATTTTGTCATATACACGGAACATATTAGGATTTTTACCGAAACTCATACCCTCAAAACGATTAAAGCGCATAAAATTATTAACGTTAATATCGGCTAAATTTACTTTAGATAAATCTGTGTCATCCTCGCTTACTATAACGCTATCGTCGCCCGTTTCTTTGATAGTAGCTTGCGAGAAATGGCTAATTTTCTTAAGAGAACGAAAGTTAAAGAAATCAAAGGGAGTATATTTTATCCCGGCTACGTCCGAACAAACGTCTATACGTAAAATTTTTATTTCGTATTTATCCTCAAAAATATCAAATAAAAATTTCTTAACCTGATTAATACAGCATTCGTGACCGTATTTAAGTAAATAGATAGAACGAAATTGTAACTTTATGTGATAAAGGCTTTTTGCCTCGAAATCAGTATCAGAAATCGAAAAAAATACGTCATCATTTTTTACAAAGCCGAAATAAGAGCCACCTAAGCCTTTGCTACTCACGAAAAAATCGCCGTAATTTAAGCCTAAATCGGTTTTATAAAACTTTTCGCCAAATGTATTTACGCTTTGCGCCGCCTCTTTAGCAGTCTTTACGACTGAAACAAAGCGTTTAAATTTAGTGTGAAACACAGCTTCATCGGTGCAATTTATTCCAAATACCAGTGTGTCGATACCTTGATGAACGATTTTAGGGGCTGATATTACTTGCATTATCTAGCCTCGCTGTTAAATATTTCAAGGAACAATTTATTAAATTTGGACGGTCATTGATGTCCCACTTGTTTTCCCAAAACTCTTGCGGATAATTCAAAAAGTAAACAACCTTGCTATTTCGAAGTCTATTTCGAATTTTCCTCGCTGCGGTCTCTCCTGGATTATCTGGGTCTAGTGCTAATACAATAGTTCGAAAAGGCATTTTCTTTAGAAGTTCGAACTGATTACCTCCTCCAACTCCCATCAGCGCTACTGCGGGGATCCCAAGCGTCCAAAGTGTCAAACAGTTAATAGCAGATTCAGTGACGTATAATTTCGAACTATCTTTGAACCGGTCTCTATACTTCAGTACCTCGTAAGCACCGTAAAGAAATTCAGTTTTAGGGTCACTCTCTCCGTATTGGTGAAATTTCTGTCCTACGCTACGTCGGTTGAAGAAGACTGTATTTCCGTCCATGTCCCTGACAGGCATTGTGATACAATCGTTCAACTTGTCGTAGCCGATATCGAAAAGTTCGATAATCTCGTCCGTCAGTTTACGTTCATACATGTACGGATGAACCCATCTGTATTTTTCTAGCTCCTCCTCCGGGATAATGTCATAAGACCTTTTATTAGGTACGGCCTTACGATTAAAGCCTAAATCTAATAAAGGTCTTACTTGTTCTTCCCCGGAAGCAAAATGTCGTTTGAGCCATTGGTTCCCGTAAAAGCCTCCGTCACTCTTATTGAATAGGTCACTAATGAACTCGTTCAGTTTTCCTGTATAGCCGCAAGTGAAGCAGTGAACGGTTCCTGCTTCGATAACACGTCCACCGGAGTAGGCTACGTCCCTACTCATACCGCAAGACGGATGACGCTCCATCCCATTTCCGTGAAATGGACAAGAGAATTGCATGTTCGAACCTAAACTCTTTGTGCGCCTAAAAAGAGTTTGACCGTAGTCGTGTTCCAGTTCGAAAGTAAGTTTTTGAATAATTTGTTCACAAGTTGCGTCGATGTATAATCCGTTGACTTTCAAAATGCTTCAACTCCTTCTCTACTTACTTGTTTTTGAAGACGGTTCGAAGAACTGCGCGCTTTCAGTGTAACTGGACTAGCATTGCCCTCCGTGTCGTCATCGTTTTTAAAACCTATAAGCGTATAGGTTCCTGCCGTAACGTCCCACATATATTCAATGGTCTTGTTATCTTCTCCATACCGGTTTTTCACTACGGATAATCTTAAAATCCCGTTAGCCTCGTCCCGCTGCATTGTAATGACTCGACTAGCGTTTTGACCTACGGCGTCACTCTCTGCGATATGTTCTAATTGAATCGTGTCGTTCGTTCCGTCCTTCGCTGCACGTCCAGCCTGAACATTTAACACAATAGGGATCCCGTACTTCGCTGATAGCTTGTAGAGGTCCATGGTAATATTAGCGTACTGAATACGCTTTTGTTCGCGACTAGGAACGGATTCATTCATAAGCGATAGCTGGTCAATACCGACTACTTTAGGCTTGTATTTTTGAATCATACTGTCTAATAAAGCTGGCGTCATGTTACGCCCTCCAATCATCATCGGCGTTACGACGACAAGAGGAGTTTCACTTTCTTGCATTAGTTCAATATGGTCTTCGTACTTTTGGAGTTCCTTGTCGTTCCAAACTCCTTTGGTAATCGAATTGATACTGACGTTCGAAAGTAAGGTGTCTATACGAGATCCTACCTGCATTTCACTCATTTCGCCGGAGTATAGTAGTACAGACTGACCATTCTTCCAAGCGCTAGCCATCATCTTATCCAATGTCCAAGACTTACCTTGTCCAGGACGTCCCACAATGACTATCAGTTCTTCGCCCGGTAACATCCCACCTAAAACATCGTCCAAGAGTTCGAACCCTGTCGGTACTCCTAGCAAGTCTCCAGCTTTTTCCGCAATGTCCATCGCCCAATTAAAACGGTCATAGGCTCCTTTGGTCAAGTCAACACCGCCGACGAACTTGGATTGCTGAATCAGTTTTTCTAGTTTAGGTAAAATGTTCGAAACTGCGATACTCGAGTCTGTTTGCATATCCTCGGCGGCCTGCGTCAGTATAGGAACAAGCGCATCATATAAATGCTCTTCCCTAATCTTATCGACAAGGTACTGATCACTCTCTAAAATGTTCAGTAACTCAAATCCAGGAAATTGTTCGAGGATTGTTTCATCGTCAGGAACATTTCCGTATTCTTTAAAATGGTCAATAATGAACTCATACTCAGGGCCGTAGTCACTGAAGTATTCACTTGTGATCCCGTTATTGTTCAGTAACGCAAGGCTCTTGTCTTGTAAGACTTTATTCAGTACCTGTAGTTGAATCATTGTTCACTTTACCCCCTAATCTATGTCCCTGCGCATCATACAATGGATAGAACTTATGTCCAGGACTATCTCCCAGCCATGCTCCCGTATCATCCAAGGTAATGTAGTAGGGACGTACATTAGGATCCACCTTCGCCGTCTTAGGGCTACCTAATAGGTACCCAATCGAAAAGCCTATTGCTGAAAACGCAATGGCGCCGATAATTTTTACAATCGTATCATCGTTCAAACGCTTTTTGTAATTCCAAATCATAGAGACCTCTCTTTTCGTAAGTGTACGCAAAATCTAATAATCTTTTGTCGTACTGTTCAATTTCTTCCTTTGTTAGCAGTAAGCTATCAATTAAGTGAATGGATTCAATAGGCTTTAATAAGCAACATTTAACAACCTGTCCACGAACATTTCGATAGATCATTGGAACACGGTTGACGTCTAATACTAGGTACCGTTCATCCGGATTCATTTTTAGCGACCTCCTTAGGTGTATATCCTCGAACATTTGAAGCGCCGAACTCGATTACGGTAGCCATATCGTAGATTCTACTATATAACCGTTCTCCTAATACGTCCTTAATTTGCGCATCATTGTAATTGGTTGTATAGATAGTAGCAAGATTATTGTCTACTCGATAGTTCACTAAATCATAAAAGTGATTATAGGATACTTGCGTCAAACGCCCTGAACCAATTTCGTCAATGACTAATAGTTCACAATTTTTGAGTCGGTTCAAGTAGTCAAAAAATTCGACGCTAGTTTCGAAGTAACCAAAGTCGCCGAAGATTTCTAACATGGAAGAACTAACACAGAAAACACCTTTAGTCACTAATCTTCCATCCAGCGCCGTTTCGGCGATATAACGTTGTAACAACCGTATCGCCCAACTCGTTTTCCCATTACCAACAATAGGGCTAGTGATTACAATGTTCAATCCTTTTTGAACATTTTCAACGACGTTCGACCTATAATCCTCCAGCCACTTCCAAGCCTCGCGGTCCATGTTCCTAGGAACTAAATTTTGCGGTTCGAAGTATTTTTTCGGTAAGCCTGATTCAGCTAATAACTGTCGAACCTTTTTCTTCCATATTTCATTTACATCCATTGTTTATCCTTTCCTAAAAAGTTCAGTTCACCCTTAATTTTTTTTTACATTTTACTATTTATCTTTTAGTCCTATATAGTTCAGTGTATATAATATGGACCGAAGGGGGGAAGAATATCTAGCTTGCTAAGCTGCTCTAAAGCAGCTGTAAAAATGACTTTGTAAAAAAGTCTTTTTTACTAGATATACACCAAATTTCGCGATTTTGTAAACCAGTTCGAAAAAGATCTATAATTTGTCTATATTTTCCTAAGAAAAATTAGTAAAATCCTGAGAATTTTGGTTTACCTTCTAATAATTCCTCAATTAGCCAGGTTCTTTTGAACACGGACAAGGTAATTGGGTTCGGTACATTAGGGCATACCTTATTGATACTTTTTTCAATACTTGAGTAAATAAAGTAAGATACTTCGACCCAGCTATCGGCGCTTAGGTAATCCTTTAGCTTTTTCATTGTGTTTTGAAAATTGAACCAATTATAGTCAATGCAATCCTGTTTGAACCGAAACCGGTACTGAACTAAAAAGAAATGACTGACTTGTTTTAGTGTTACTTCTTCGAACTGTTTTTCACTTAGGTAGTTAGCTAGTTGATTACCGACGAACAGATAATCCTGATCTCGTTGTGGTAAGGAACTAGCCGACTTCCCAAACAGTCCTCTAGTCGTACTTTTAATTTCCTTTAAAATTAGACTAGAATTTTGCGTGTCCATTGTACGCGATTTTATGCGCTCTCTGCTCATGTAATTCTCCTCGTAGTGTTATATTACGACTTCCACGTTAAACGCGAAAATAGGTACGAAATATTAAGAATTTTTGCGGGATTTAGACGTCTTCTTCTTGGACTTCTTAAATCGCAGCGTATAGGACACGGATTCCACAATAGCAGGCTTCACCACGTCAGCATCAAGTTGCTTGTTATAGATCAAGTCCTCTAATAAATCTTCATTGATTGTTGGCTTCATCACAATAAGATTTTGAAGAGCTTCCTTGTCTTTACCCTTTGCGTCCTTGATTAAGTCTTGGATAATGCTAATGAGCATAGTCTCGTCCATTGATGACTTAGTAGTTGAGGAACAAGTGACTTGCCATCCGTCGGCTTCTGCGGACTCGATGTCTTCGGTAAGCATGTACTGTTTGATTAGCTCTTTGTCATTTTTGACCGCTTTGTTTAGGATCCCTAGTTCGTAGTTATTTTGTGCAAGTTCCGGAAGTAGTTCAAGGAACTCTTTTTCAGTTTTAATTTCTCTCATTAGAATTTCTCCTTCATTAAATCATTGAGGTCTGTGTCTACGACCTCTTCCATTGCTTGTTTGAACTCTTTACGCTCTTTAGCGATTTGCTGGCGTTCTCCCCACATGTGCTGGCGATTGTAGAACGCTAGATCACCCGGCATTAGGGAGTCTCTAAACTTGATCAGTTTAGCTACACCTTCCTCGCTCCAGTAACGTGTTCGCTTTTGGTCTAAATCGTTACGGAACTTAGGTAGCACGAACGGGAAATGAATATTATTTTCCTTTGCGTACTCGGCGGCGCCGTACCATACGCGAGAGATAGTCGTTTGACTACGCTCTACCATTTTGCATACTTCCGAGATTCGGTAGTATTTAACTCCATCAATTACTTTCATTCAGTAACCTCCGTATCTTCTTACATTGTTCCGGACTTGGTAGCTTGTCCAGTTGAATGAACCTTTTCAGTTCCTTTTGATTGCAATCTAAATGGCTACAAAGTTCTTTCTTTGTATACCTGTCTTGTAAGGAAGGTATCGCTAAACAATGATCAATAGGTGTCCAAGACTTGTCACAACTTTCAATCTTGCGTTTAGTGTCCTTCCTTAGTTCATTATATCGTTTTCTAAAAGCCATATCTTCTCCTATTTCCGTAGCAGTATGTCAAACACGTTCGACAATTTATTTCGAAGAGGTTTACCGTCGACAATGTAGTCGGCTAGTTCTCCCTTACTTGCTACAATGTCTTCGATCGTCTCGTCCATTGTGTCCTTGCAAACTAGCGTGATAATGGACACGGTAGAAGTCGCACCAATGCGGTGAGCTCGATCCTCTGCCTGATCCTTCTCCCCTTTTGTCCAAGGGCTATCTAGGAAAATAACAGTTGTCGCCTTAGTTAGGGTGAACCCTGTTCCTAATGCTCCAATAGTGCCGCAGATAATAGCTGGTCGGTTGTCGTTGGTAAATTGTTCAATGACTTCGAACTTATCGTCGGTCTCCCCTGTTACTAAATAACAAGGCGCTAGTGACTTAGCTTGTTTAGCAAAAGGAGTGATAATCTTTTCCCAATTACTGAACACAATAACGGATTGATCGTTGTCTATACATTCTTGGATAATTTCCAAGGCTCGTTCGAACTTTGCGGACTTGACCTTTTTAGTGGTCAATACTTCCGGGTTACCTGTAGCTTGGCGCAGTCGAATAGTCTCTGCTAGTGGATTGGTACTTAACATGACCTTATCGATATCTTCAATGAGCTTTGTTCGAACTTCGTTGTAGATTTTAGCTTGATCCTTGTTCATGTCGACGTACTCGGTCGATCGAATTTTTTCAGGTAGGTCTAAAACTTGTTCCTTGGTTCGCCGAAGCATATTGTCCATCACTAAATTTTTCAATTCAGTTAAGTTGCGGTAGCCTGTTACTTGTCCAAAATTATCAAGGACGCAGTAACGTTCTTTGAACGCCGAAAAGGAGTGACGTTCAACTCCTAACCATTTCAGGATATTGTAGGTATCTACCGGTGAGTTCAGTAGTGGAGTACCTGTAAGCCCGATCTTGTAGAAACTGTTCAGCGAATGTAAAGCCTCCCCTTGTTGGCTAGTAGGGTTTTTACATTTGTGAATCTCGTCTACTACGACCATACCTATCTCACCTGTATTAGTAAGTTCCTTCAGTGCCGAAGTGAATGACTTGTCTCTAAGAGTTTCAATGTTAGTGATAAGGAAATACTCTTTATGATCTAATAGTAGATCCTCTACACGTTTTTGAACTCCGTCAATCGTCAAATTACCCTTGCGGTTTACCCGGCTACCGATGATATGAGCCTGCTCGTTCGAATGAATTTCGACCTCTTTAGCCCAATTCCATTTAAGACCGGACACGCAGCAAACGATCAAACAATGATTGAACTCGTGCTTACGACTGACGGCAATGTCAATAGCTTGCTTAGTTTTCCCTAATCCCTGTTCATCACCTAAAAGGAAGCAAGGATGCTCCTTCGCATAGTCGAAGCTCTCTACTTGATGTTCAAAAGGTTCAGTCTTGTAAGTGAACTCACCTGGTGTAGCCTCTACAATTCGATTTCGACTGTCGATGTAGGATTGAACATCTTTTGGAACTTCCCCAATAATTTCTAAATCCCAATACTCCAAAGCGTGTAAAACATCTTGGAAGTATCTAATAGGTACCTCAAAATAATTATAGCCTCGTTCTTTGATTTTAGGAAGCGAGGATAGTTGCGTACCTAGTAGCTCCTCGTCTTCCTTATCGTTCACGTCTGGGATAGAAATGTAAATACTATTTCCTCTTTTGTGCATCTGGGATTTTTCGATTTCTAGTTCGATCAACCCTTAGCTCCTTTCGCTGAGTATGCGATTAGTTCCATCGCAGTATCCAAGTCTTCTTCCCGTCTAATAGTAAAGAATCCGTCAATTGGCCAGCCATACTTCGCAGGAACAATTCGATCAAGTTTTGCCTTCATTTCTTCCGGCATTGCACGAGATAGCACGTTGATGCGAATTTTTGACTTAGTTTGGAAGATCTTCACAAAGTTGTATTGGTGAGCGTACTTAATGAACGATTGAGTCACTCCACGACGAGACGCAGGGAAGTCATGCGCAATACGGTCTTCAAGTTGTTTAGTCAAAGATAGCACGGTGTCGGACTTAGGTGTCCCACTCTTTGCGTTCTTGCGTTTTTCCTTAATCTCTACGACTTCCTTATCGTCCTTCTTGTCAATAGCTTCTACAACTACGACAGTAGTAGGACGAGGACGGCGGTTAGTACGTTTAGACACCTTTGGACCTGCAGTAGGTTTAGCTTCGGCTTTAGGTTCTTCCTTAGGCTCTTCCTGTTCAGGTACGGATTGAACGGAGTACCAACGTTCGAAGGTTGCTTTTGAAACCTTAACAGTCTCTTCGCTGCTAATGTTCAATAGTTCGACCTTTTGTTCCTTCTCGTCTAAAGATACTACTTTAAACTCTTTGCGGTTGCGTTTGTTCAAAAGGATTGTACCTTTTACAAGTTCGTTGAAATTTACTTTCATTTCTTTACCTCCAGGACATTGTCCATTTCTTTATTTTCTTTATTGTAACATATTACCGGGTAATATGCAAGCGGTTTGTTCGAAAAAGTTGAACTTTTTTTTACAAAAAAAAATCCAGGTACCGAAATACCCAGATTTTTCTGTAATTAAAGAATCACAAAGTAGATAAACAATGAACAATAATAGTATACGAAAATTGAACGAGATTGTCAATCGACTAAAAATAGAGTAAAATCAAAATCCCGCAAGGACTGAACCTTACGAGATTAAGAAGAAACAATATTTAGAAAAGAGCTTCCTCCTCTCTCTATAATTTCCAATCCTCTGGGGATACGAGGTAGGTCGTGTGACCTACAAGTTCGATCTTAGTTCCAGCCGCAGGCATGTTCACTGCGTTCACTAAGACATTACCGCTAGTCAAAATGATGAAGTCGAGTTTTGTATTAGGCAAAATTTGACTGTTCTTTAGGACTGCGCACGAGATCAGTACGTTGTGCATAGGTCGAAAACCTTCGACGATTTTACGACCGATTGCGTAAGTACCATTTCGATACGCTGTTCCAATAGTGTTCAAAAATGCATAACACTCGCCCTCTTCATTGCGTTGGAGATAAATCTTTTCTCCATTCAATAGCTTGAAGTTTCCTTCAGCGGTTTCACTTACTTTAGGCATTGTATCCTCCTCACTTAGTAGTGATAAGCCCGTCGGGCTCTACTTTGAACGCTTCTTTATCTGCCAAGCGTCCGTCTTCTAATAGCATGTAGTAACCACCATTATAAGGAACGAACGTACTTGATTTCATGTCCCCGTTGGTAGCATCACAATAATACCAATTATCGTAATACTTGATCCAACCGGTCTGCATGGATCCGTCGCGATTAAAGAAGTACCAGGCTCCACCGATTCGCTTCCAGGACGTAGCCATATAGCCGTCCTTATCGAACCAATACCAATTTCCATCGGTATGGTGTAACCATTTTTCAACTAGCATGTATCCTAAATCATTGAAGTAGAACCATGCTTTATTGTCTTCGATATATTCGAACTGACCTTTTGGATAAGTTCCATTAGCACGAACATACCAAAAACCAGTGTCGTCTTTTTGCCAGCCACGTTTAGGTTCAGCGGCTTGCTTACCTGCGTTAGTCAAGCGATAAACGTAGTAGTAAGGACGACCAGCAGCGAGCCAGCGTTCATCGTGGTCATTTACGGAGATCCCGTCATACGCCCAATTACAATGAATGATATTATCACTGTCGATGAACATGCCTGTATGACCACCGGCGCCCGATGAATACCCCTTACGACCCCAGATGAAGATATCTCCACGCTGAGCATCCCAAGGTTGGTTCTCACTAATAAGTTCATAACCGTTCTTTTCAAGCCATCCATGCTCGTACTCGGTATTGACCGCCCAGCCTGCTGAGACAGCGCCTGCGCTAAGTAAAGCATAATAGATCGAACTTGAACAGTCATAAGAGTCTGGACCGTTTCGGTAGTCCATGCTATAGGTTACTTGACCCTTGCGGGCTTGCATCCAAGCAACGCCTTCATCAATATTTACTCCCATTAGGCCTCCTGATCGTTTTCAGCATTAGCAGCTTCCTGTTCCTTTTGGTAGTTTTTGCTAGAAACACCAAGGACAGTACCTGCAAAGGTAGCCACAAGAGCAATAGTTCCAGTGATAGCGCTTGTATCGAATTTATACAAGACACCTAAACCGGTAATCAAAGCAATCGCTGCTGGGACTACTACGGTTACGGTGCGCTTCGCTACGTCGTATTGTTCGTTAGATAGCTTCATTTATATCTTCATCCTCTCTAATTGGTAAGTCCTTGTATTTATCGTACAAGGCTTCGACTTCACCATTACCTCCAAGGTTTTTGTAACTTTCGAACAAGATAGATAGTTCTCTAAAATGGTCTAAAGTTGTATACCCTCGCATGACCTCTCTTTTTAGGTCGTGATACAGACGGTAACGTTGAATTTTTTTAGTTCCGTCTTGTATGACGTCATTTTGGTGATTGATTTCTACTGTCCTTCGGTCGATCCCGTCAACCTGTCCCTTTAGGTCTCCTAGTGTACTTGAAATTTCCTCTAATACGCTCTTAGCTTTATTAGAGTGCCACTCGAAGATTTTATTGACAAGGACAGTGAGTAATCCCGTACACGCTGTAATAATCGTCGTTAGGACGGCCGTGTCTGTTAACCAATCCGGCATATCCTAACCCTCCTTATCCAGCGGCTCCAGCTTCTTCAGTCTTAGACTGTTCAGCTAAAATTTCATCTTCGATTGCGTACCGAGTTTCACGCAATTTTTGTTCGTCGACTCGAAGTTCTCTACGATGCTCAGCGTAAAGGTCTGCGTCATGCATAGTCTCGGATACTTGCGAAACGGCGTTGGCGTCGATATTGATAATTGTAGTCTTAACGAGTTTCTTTTCAGTTCCTTGACCGACTAAAAACTCCGCTACCAATTGTCTTGTTTTTGTAAGTTCTAACATCTTTAGTCACCTCCTTTCTATCCCTTATTATAACATGATTTCAGTTCAAATTAAATACGAAAACTTACATTATCTAAATTTAACCATTTATTATCTACCTGAGATTTTACCACCAATCTTCCGTCCGTGTAGATGTACAAAATAGCATTTCCGTAGTCATTATTCAGTGCTTGTAGGTACAAGGAACTGCGAGGTCTAAATCCTTCAGGTAGCCATGCAATTACGGCTTCTTTGTCAGTTGAACCTTTCCATACGTTACCCTTAAAATGAACAACTCCGTCGAGCGTTTTTGTGTAAAAGGCGTCTCCGTAAGTTGAATAGTGGTTCCAACCACTTTGAAGAACTAGCTTTTGCCAACTGTACTGACTTAGTGTTGACATGGATACCATTTGAGTCCAAGGTCTCCAAGTACCGTTCACTTTAGCCCGCATAGCTGCGACATTTGCTTCAAAGTCATAAGCTACTTGAACAATCCAATTATCATTATGTTTAAATACTTGAACATGCTTCCATCCGTTACCTCCCTGAGGTGAGTTAGATAAATTGTAACCCATGTAGATACCTGCGTTTGTTCGACTGTTCCAGTCACCGCTTACGCTAAAGGAAGTTCCGTTATTTTCCGTCAAGCGGTAATGTTGAACTTGTTGTCCACGAGCGAAGATATCTCCACCTGCGTAAATGTTACCTCTTGCGTCAATAGAGCCAGGTGTTCCTTGTTCTACAATCTTACCAACTCCTAGCCGTCCATCCTTGTCATAGTGAAGCACTACTGATTCAGTTGCTACTGTAGCACTAAATTCAGTTGACGTAAAACGGTCTTGGATTTTAGCCTTAACTATGTAGGACTTGTCCGGCCCGTAGGTACCAGCTAAATTAGCGGACGAGTTAGTAAGTAGGGATATAGTAGTGAACGTCCCTGAAGCCGAACCTCTATCTTCTGTGAAATTAGTAGTGTTCAAAGGCGCCACGGAGAAGGTAATTTGCATGATGTTTTTCTGCTGACCACCTACGGTTATAGGTGCGACCTTAGCATTTCGAAGAGCTTGGATAATGGCAGGATTTTGACGAGTACGCTGAACGGAGAAATTGATAGACGGTCCATAGTATTCTATAACGTTGATAGATACATCTTGGACATTCGATTGTTTTCCTCGCGTGTCCGTTACCCATGCTCTTACGGTAGCCGAACCATTAAAGTTCATCATACCTAACTTACCGCCGTTTTCGTTGACCGCTTGGTTCTTACCTACGAGTTCGGCGTGAAAGGCTTGGATAGTAGATCCGTAAGCGCCGGAAGCATTGTTGAAGTTGACTTGAATATTCGACATGATTTGGAGGAAGTTGTTCCCTGATAAAATCTGTCGAACCGCTGAAGTCGTGTCCACTAAAGAAATACCCGAAAATGTAGGACGTACAGAATCGGGGATATTGAACTTCCATCCATTTGAATAGACGTCACTACCAATTTGCGTCGTACCGTTATAGGTTCGAATACAGATGTCCATTGTCCCGGAACTGGATTTAGGTAAGTACCTTGCTAAGTCAAGTGAAGGCGTAAAGGATACGCTAGTGGTATGGTTCTTACCTAAATCTATCCAGTCACTACCAAAAACTCGGTACCAAACTTGATGCGTAAAAGAGTTCACTTTCCGATTAAAAATAACCGTATGTAAAGATCCTAGATTTCGATTTCCTTCAAAACTAGAAATCTGCGTCGACCTTGGAATACTATCCAAAGTGTAATTAGTAGAGATAGTGATATTTCCGTGAACGCCGTTATTAGGGTCAAACGAAGCCCAAACAGACATTGTCTTCGTCCCGTCACTATTATGCGGAACAGTCACTTCTCCACTTGCGAGCGTTACCTCTTCTCCGGACGTATCATAATCCGGGTGACTGCTATGAACACTTGCGTCATTTAACCAGACAGAAAGGTTACTGATATTTCCATAAGTCCATGTTCTATAAGCTCCATCGCGGTCGATAGTAGCTCGCCAACTAACTCGCGAAGAGTTGTTAGTAATGTCCTGACTAACTTGTTCGACGTAAAGGTTCAAGTGAAGAGGGCCGTATGAGTTGATAAATTTTGTCATTTTATTCTCCTTATCCTACATACCGAATCACGTTCATGTCGGGATTAAACGAGTATTGTTCTGTTCTAAAACGCCCGACTTGAATGGATTGGGTAAAGATCCCGTTATCGATGTGAATGACCCCTTGCGTAAGGTACATGACTTCCTTCCCTGCGGAGAACATAGAAATCCGGTCACTTGATACCTTAATGGTAGAGTTACCGTCGTTCTTACCGATAATTAGACCTTCATTAGAAGAGCTCATATAACTGTCCACGAACTTTTTCAGTTCCCGTAACCCACCAAGTTCTTGGATAGTAGCTTCAATTCGACTTGCTGCTAAGATAAGGTCGGCTTCGGATTTTTTGATAGCTTCTTCATTAGCTTTCATTCTACCCTGGTAAGCCTTTTCTAAGTTACTTAGCTGCTCCATTGTAGCCTTAGCTTTCAGTTCTGCGTCATGTAACTGAGTTTTTTCAGTTAAGGTTAGCAACTGTTGATCCGTTAGCTTTTGGTTAGCTTTCTCGTCTAATTGAGATTGGATATCTTCCATGGCTAAAGACCAGTCAGTCGGTACGTTACCGAGTTCTAGTTTCATACCGCAGATTTCAATATTACCTGGACCGTTTTGACCGAACTGAATACCGTTGTTTCCCGTGTCTGCAGTAAAGGATAGACTATACTTAACCCAATTCTTGTTACTAATAGTCTTAAAGAGTACTCTATTAGTGTCGTTCACTGTCCAAGATCTCATTAGCAAGTTGACATTAGGTCGGTCACTCGTAGCACTTACACGAGCCCAGCAGGACATGGTATAACGTTGACCTACGATCAGTTTAACGTTTTGACCTAAATCCTTGTTTCCGTTGTTCGTGTTATCCTTAACTCTAATACCTTTTAGGATCCCAGGTACCGGGTAATTGTTCAGCGTTAATACTTCAACGGTTCCGTTACCACCTGACCTAACGTTCCAAGTAGTACCTACGCCGTCTTTGATGGGAAGTGTAGCAGTATTTCGAAGTAAGTTTTGAGAACCAACTTGAATATTAGCAAGACGGTCGAACCATTTGTACTTCGTTCGATCCCTGCTATCTGCTTGCGTATAGTCGGAGTAATAACCCATATATTGTTGGTTATTGTCCTCTAAACTGAACTCACGTGATCCGTCTGCGCTTGAGGCGTAAGCTATATGAAAATAATTAGTCTTACCGTCTGCGCCTGGCTTCCCAGGTATCCCTTGCGCTCCATCATTACCCTTCCACTTCGTCCAGCGATAAGCAGCGGGGTCTTTGGAGTGTTCTGGATTAAAATCCTGATACTGTCCAATATAGGCACGACCCTGATCCGTGTGACTAAATCCTTCCCCATTAGGACTATCGGAGAACGCTATATGAGTATATTGTGAACGCCCGTCGCGTCCAGCTGCTCCAGGAATACCTTGTAGCCCCTGAGGACCTTGTAGCCCTTGTAGCCCTCTTGGACCTGTTTCGCCGATTTTAGAAATGGAGTAACCAGTCTCACTCGTGTTGTCCGTGTACGTCCAGACAGTTTTTGTCCAAAGGAAAAATCCAGGTTGAATGTTGGGAATGTTCGAAGTCCAGTTTGTTGTCGGTGGAACAGTTCCGGAGGTAGAACCTGCATAGGTAATCGTTGTAGACTTAATCCCAACTCCGTCCTTACCAGCTATACCATCACGTCCATTATTTCCGTCGCGTGGGATATAGGTCTTTTGGTAGCCTGTTTCATTAGTGTTGTCCGTATATGTCCAAATTGTTCGAGTCCATAGGTACTGACCTTTTATAAGCGCAGGAACTTGACTTGTCCAAGATCCAGGTTGAACAGTATCATTCATACTAATACCGTACATCACGGAAGTATTTTTTAGTCCAAGTCCGTTCTTACCGGGTACACCGTCGCGCCCTGGATCTCCTTTAGCGCCGTCCTGTCCGTTACGAGATACTGAATAACCAGTTTCCGTCGTTTTGTCCGTATAGCGCCAGGTCGTCCTTGTCCAAAGGTAATGTCCTTGCGGAACGGTAGGGACTTGCGTTGACCACCCTCCAGCAGGTGCAATAGTAGAAGAGTTCGAACTTGCGTACATGATTTCAGTCGAAGTTATACCAACCCCGTCTTTACCTGCGATACCGTCCTTACCTGTATTACCGTCTTGTCCAATATAGGTAACTGAATAGCCCGTTTCGTGTGCCCCGTCCGTATATCGCCAAAATGTTTTCGTCCACAAGAAGCGCCCTTTGATTAGTTCCGGAACTTGTTCACTCCAGCCACTTTCAGGCTCCTGCGTACCTGAGACAGACACTGCATAGGTAATTGAGGTATCAGCTATACCTACTCCGTTCTTCCCTGCTA